TACTTGAGATAATACTTCACTAATATAATTACCTTTATCTTCTTTAGTATCTTTCAACATACCTAGTAGAATTCTTTCACCATCATCACTTAAATAATGAGGTAAATTCATTGTAATAGGTGTCTTTATTATATTACCGTCTTTATCAGTAGTAGTTGTAAAAGCATTAATTGTAATACCATTAGTTTGAGCAAGTACATTATGAGTATTATGTACAGCTGCAATACCAATCATATCTTTAGCTAACATGAACTTTTGAAATTGTTCTATTTTAGTTGTTAACTTTAGCTGATTAGAGTATCTAATATTATTTAAAGATTCTGTATACGCTTTCTTATAATCTCCTATTGTACCTTCATATTCAGGTTTTTTATTCTTATGTGCTATATATCTAAACTCATCTACAACATCAGTTAATATTGAGTTAGAGTTAGGAGTAATTAATGCAGTAAAGTTATCTTTATCTTCAATTACTTCTCTAGCTATTTCAATGATTCTATTTTGATCATTTGAGCTATCATACTTACCATCTTTTAAATTTGGTTTAAATATGTTTAATTTATCCACGTCATAGTCACCACCTGATTTAGCTACTATAGCTGTTGGTAATACTATATTAGTAGATGATTCTTCAGCTAAGAACTTTTTAATTTTAAAATATTCAATAGAGTTCATACCTTGAGTAGGTATTCTATATCCTACTAAAGTAAGTACTTTTTCATCTATATCACCTTTAGATATAGCTTCATTAACTTTATCTAAGGTTTTATATTTATCTAATAATTGTTTATATTGACCACTTAGTGGTATCATTACTTCAGCAGGTAATGTTTTTCCTGTTTTCTTATCTTTTCTATAGAAAGCTAATTCATTATTAGCACCTATTTCTCTAATACCCAGTTGTTCAAATCCTGTAGATGCTACTTGAATATGAGCATCACCATTCATCTTTTGTTTAATTAGTCTAGAATTAACTATAGACATTAACAAAGAATCAATTTTAGACTTGTTAACAAAAGCATCAAACTTATAGTTAAGTTGCTTAGTTTCTTTTTCTAACTGTAAAGCATCTACTAAGTTATCTGCCAAGTTTCTAGAGATAGCTTCTTTCTTTATTATATCAACTAATTTAGAAACATCTTCTGCTTTATAATTGTCAGGGTTTAATCCTAGTTCTTTAATTAAAGATTCTTTAGCTTTTTGTACTATTCTATTATTAATAGTTTTATATTCCGATAATAACTTAGAAGCTTTATCAGAAGAGCTAGTTCCTATTTTAAATAAATTAGTAAATAATAACTTTCTAAACTGAGTACCATAAATTACTTTTTCATGAGGTTCTGAAGTTTTAGTTTGAATACCTAAGAAGTCATAATAAACTTGTTGTATTTGATAATCACCTTCATTTACGTCACCATGTGTACCATGAACAGTTTTACCATTAATTTTACTATTCTCAGTATAGAATTTATTAGTTATACCATCTTTGTTAACTTTAGAACCTACTTTAGAACCTGACTTAAATAAAGCATAACCTACTTGTTGTCTAGTCATGTTATTTAAAACCTTTTCTAAATTAGTACCTTTAACTACTTGAGGTATTAAAGGCATTAGAGAGTACTTATGATAAGCTGGAGCAAATAGTCCTTTGTTAACTTGTGGGCCAGCATACTGAGCTTTCTTAGCTGTTAATAATACAAGTTCTTCTTTAGTTAAAGTTTCACCATTTTGTATTTTATCAAATGCTTTTTCATGTTTACTATTCCATAGGTTAATATCACCTATTCTTAACATAAACTCTCTATATTCATCCATTGTGATCCAACCTTGTGCATCACCTTCATCCATTTTAATATAAGCTGAAAGTACTTCTTTAGCTTTATCTGCATCTACTCCTGAATCTACTAATGCTTGTATATATTCATTTAAGTATTCATCTTGTAATGTTTGAGTACTATCTTCAAATACAACTACATTAATTTTACCATCAGCTATTTTTCTATCTTTTCTTTTATTATTAGCATTTAACCAATCATTTACTTCATTACTATTACTTGAAGTTTGTTTAGTACCTGTAAATGCAGATGTTCTTTTAAATAAATCTTTATAGAAGTTCATATCTCCTATAAACAACTTAACTTGTTCTACAGAATTAATGTAGTCATTTACAGCAGCGGCTCTAGATAGCTGAGGTAAACTATAATCTTTAAGTGAATTACTTATACCTTTATTAACTGTAATACCATAATTTTTTAATTTGTTTTCTATCTCTGTAGTATATTCCTCAAAGAAAGTTTCTAAATTAGCATCTAACTCTTCATTATATGTAGGTAACAGTTCTTCTAATTTATCAGATAGCTCTTGTTCACTTAAATCTTTAAGTGTTTCTATATCAGCTTGTACTCTCTTTTTTAATTCAGATGAAGCAATTCCTTCAAATATAGTAAATTTACCACCTGTTTTATTATAAACATCAATGTCTGAACCTAAATCATTTAATACAAACTGTGCTATTCTTTTAACTTCAGATGCAAAATAACCTTGAAATATTTCTTTAGTTTTAGCATTCAAACCGTTTTTAAGATCTTCAATTGGAATAACTAGCTTCTGTTTCTTACCATATTTATTCATATATACAGTATGTTCAGATGCCTTATCTGATGCTCTAATATATGAACTTCTTCCTTCTAATAATAAGTTATTTAATTCTTGTACATATTTATCTCCAGCAGATATTTTTCTTGTAGATTTTTTAAATATATTACTTGCTTCTACATCTGCTCCTGTTTTAACACCATCTTGTAAATTAACATTTAATTGTCTATCTTTTCTTTTATTACCTTTTTCATCAAATAGTTCTGATAGATAAACTGAATTTTCAGTACCTATAGTATTTAAATGAGGTAATCTTTCATATAGATCAGTTAATGTCTTAGCATTATTAATAATATTTTTAATAATTGAGAGAGCATTATTAAGACCAATTGAATATACTGTTTTACCTTCTGTAGAAATAAATGACAATTCAGTAGTATTTGGATTGAACTCTGCTTCAATATTAAGTAAGTATTCAATCCTACCGAGTACTCCAGTATTATCTTTATCAGATTTAGAATCTTTGTTAAAAATATTAGTAACATCACCGTCATTTTTAATTATAAAATCTCTAATAGCGGTTACAGAATTACTAAAATCTATATTATCTTCTAATTCAGGTAATGTTTCTTTACTAAATACAAAACCTAGATTTTTTAGGAAATCAATATTTTTTATACTAATATCAGCTATTTTAGGATCTACTTTTAATTTACCTTCATTATCTAACTTGGCTTTAGTAGCTAAGTTAGCTCTCCATTCTTCTTTAATTCTTTCAGAAGTATTTTGTTTATTAGCATCAATAAAATATACTTGACCATCTAATGTCAAAGTAGTGATGAAGCTAGTAGATTGATTTTTAGCAAAATCTTGTCTAAATTGTTGTTGAAATACAAATTGTTCAAATGTACCTTTAGATACAACAGGCTTACCTATTCTAGTAAGTAAGTTTTTAAATTCAGGTCTATCTTTTGATAGTTCTTCTATTTTATTATAGAGCTCATTGTAAGTAGATAAACCAGCTAATTGTTTAAGTAAGAAATTATAAGTTTTATTAAAATCAACTACTTGAGGTAAACCTAAAGAATTAAGTTTATCTTCACCATTAGCTTTCTTTTGTTTTAAACTTCTAATAAGCATCTTAGACTGATTACTCATAGTAGTTCTTGTACTTACTTGATTAGCTTCTTGATAAGCTTCTCCTGATCTTTGAGATTTATTTTCATCTTCTATTATAGAATTATCAATATTAGAATCTGGACTTTCATCTTCTGTAAATGATTTATCTACAGTTTTATCTTGTTCTACTTCAATTTTAATATCATAACCTTGTGAATTATTTCTGCTATTCCAAGCAGCTAATACTAAATTCCAATTTTCAAGTATATAGTTATAAGATTTTAAAGCTTCTCTATATTGTTTATTTTTAGGATTTGTATCATATAATTTTTTGATAGACTCTTGTTTTTCTAGAATTTCATCAAAGATAATATTAGTTATTTTATCACCATAACTGAATGCTTCAGCTGGTGTTTTACTATTTTCAAATAGTATATCAAAGAATATAGCATCTATACCATCTAACACTTCTTTAGTAAATGTTTCACTTTTACCAGGTAAAGCTCTATCTAAAGATGTAAATTCTTTTGTACCTACAATATCTTTATTAGTATAATAACCCTTGTCTATTCTTCTATATATATCTTCTATATTAGTTGATGATAGATTAAAGAAATCTTTTATTAGATTTAATATCTTTCTAAATAATGTATTCCTAATAGGAGCGTTACCTAATATCTTTTGAGTATCTTTATATTTAGCAAAATCTTCAGCTAACTGTTCTTCTATTAAAAGTCTATCATTTAAACCTAATCTTTTACTTGCTTCTGAATATAATTTATTTATTTCAGATTTAGTTAAGTATAATTGAGTAACTACATGGAATGCCTCATGCCTAAGAGTGTTTTTAGGAGCTATATCAGATAATAATACTTTACCTGCACCTAAGAATCTACCAAATGCTTTATCTTCAATTAATCCTTGTACTAATTCTAACTGAATATTAGGAAATGATTTAGTAAACCAATTAACTTCTTCTTGTGTTAATGGTGTTCTATCAGTAGTAATATCTTTTACTCTATCTAATGTTCTACCTTTTGATTTCTTTTTAAATACTTTATTTAATTCATCAATAGAATCTTCAAAATCTGTAGTTGTAGGTTCTTTAATATTTAATGCTTCATTAGAAGCTTCAATGTTTTCTTCATAGAAGTTAATAGCTTCTTCTAAAGTATCATCACTGATTAAAAGATCAGTAACTATATTAGGACTATAGATTAAATATTGTTGTTTAAATTGAACTTCAGATGCTGGTTTTAAATTGGTACCAAACATTGGAGTTTCACCACTTAGAAGATAATCTTTATATGATTTATGTTCAATACCAAAAGCATCAGTAAATTTATCACTAAATTCATAAGCTTTATTAACATTTATAAATTTAGTTTTTAAAAAGTTATTTAGTTTAGCTATACCTTCTTCAGTACTTAAATCTTTAGGTGCTAGTATAGTTTCTTCACCTAATACTAAATTACCATCTTTAATACCAATAGTATGTGATTTAGGACCTGTTTTAGGAACACCAAAATAAATTAATTTTTCTATTTCTTTTTTAGGATTCTCTATCTTTTTTTCAGATACACCTAAAGTTTGTTGTAATAAATCAACTATTTTATTAATTTCATTTTCTTGTAAAAATCTAGGTAATAATTCTACTGCTTCTTTCTTTTCATTAAAAGCATATAAATTACCTACTAATCCAAACTGTTCATTTAATAATCTAACTTTTTTAGACTCACCTATTTTAATTGTGGGTAACTGTAATGTTATTTTATCTAGAGAATCAGTGAATCTTCCTAGTACAGATTTAGATTGTTTTAATCCTTCTACTGTAGATTCAAATTGTGCTAATCCTTTAGACTTGCTATTGATAGGTAAAAAATATTCACCTTTAGGTAAAGCATTTATTTTTGCTCTTAGTTCATCAATTGCTTTTCTATCTTCTTTTTTATCTTTAGATGCAACATGATTTAAATCTTTAGTTAAAGTGAATGCTGCTAATTTATTAGCATCATCTAACTTTATAGATTGTAAATTATTATTCTTATCTACAACAACAACCCAAATACCATTTTTAAATCCTTTAGTATTTTTTTCAAATTCAGCTTGTTTAGGATTTTCTTTTAGTATTTGTTCATATAAATCATTATTTGTTTCTCTTGTAACTATCAATAACTTATGACCATCTAATACTAAAGACTGCATAAATTTATTATACTCAGGTCTATCGTCATAGTTACCACCTTCAGTACCAAATACAGTAGTTCTTTTAACTCCACTAGAATCATCTGGAGTATCTGATACTTTATTAGTAGTATTATTAACTACTTCTAATTCTTCAGTAATACCTTCTGGTGTTTCTGTAATAGTTTTTTCTATTTTATCTTGCCTTCTTTGTAATTCTAATTTAGCTTGTTCTAAATTAAATTTTCCTTGACCATCTAAATTCTTATCTTCTGATAAAGCTTTAATTCTATCAATTAAATTCTCAGTTGAGAACTGAGTTTCATCAGCAAATATTGTAGGTTTATTAGCTAATTCTTCTTCTGTTTTTAGCTTTTTATTTTCTACTGATTTCTTTATATCAGATTTTAAATCTTGTTTAAAGTCCTCAAATGCTTTTACTTGTTCATCTTTATTTAATATTTTATTGTACTCTTCAATAGAATTAGTTAAATCTTTTTCATATTTAGAAATTTGATTTTTAATCTTTTCTGCTTCTATTTTATTTTGAGGTATATCTTTAGATACAGCAGATTCTAAATCTAATAAATCTATTTTTAAATTTTCTATTCTTTCAGCTAAAAACATTTGCTTTGATGTTTCCATTAAAGCTGTTTCTTTTAGATTTTCATTAAACTTGTATAATTCAGCTTCTTCTAATTTATTATTAACAGGAATATCAAAATTAATAGTTGAATTAATACTATTATTTATTTTTTCTAATTTTTTAGCTTTAGCTTTTAAATCACTTATAAATTTACTCTCATCTAAGATCGAATATACTCCTCTATTTACTTTTTCATTCTCAATTAGTTGTTTAGATAGTTGATCTAAATGTTGATTAAGTTTTTCTAAACCTCCTTCTTCTTGTAAATAAGGTAAAGCAAATTTATTAAAACTTTCATTAGTTATATAATCATAAGCCTCTTTATTATCTAAAGCAGCGTAAGTGTCTTTTAATGTTGAGGTGAATTGTTCTTTAGCTACATTAGAAATATAAGTTTCTAATTTTCTTTTATTTAGTACTGGATTTTTATTAGTATCTAATATAAGTTTATTATTTTCATCTTTTTCATATAAATCATTTATTGATTGAGAAAAAACATTAAAGTTTTTTTCCATTAAATTATATAAATCAGATTTACTTTTAAAATCATTAGTTGCTTCTCTTCTAGTTCCTATAGAAGAACCAATACCTCCAAGTACTCCACCTAATAATATAGATTTTTGACCTTCTGTTGTAGTTAAAGCTTCTTTATAAGATTCTAATAATCCTTCTATTAATGGACTATCAGTTTTACCTAATGCTAATTTTTTATTATAATCTTCAATTGAAAATTGTCCAGCCTCTTCAACAAATCCTTCAGAGAATATACTAGTTCCTATTTTTTTAGCATAATGTTTAGTTAATTCTTTACCTGTTAATTGAGTAGGTTTTACAAACTTTCCAGCATCATCAATTACATCAACTAATGCTGATTTAGAAGGTATAAATCTTCCTAGTACATTCTTATTCATTAAAAAATTAGGTCCTACAATTAGAGCCATATTTTCAACAAAAGCAGATTTACCAGCAGTATTTAATTTTTCATTAATTATATTATTAGCTTCTTCTTGTGTTAGTTCTCCATTTTGAACTTTTATAGAATATTCATTTTCTAATTCAGGTTTAAGTGAATCTACTAATCCTTTAGCTTCTCCAGCTGCTTCTACTGTACTATTAATTAAAGTAGAGCTGCCTAATTCAATGTTTTTAGCTGTATTAACACCTATACCTAGCTTGGTCATTTTACCAGCTATATTAACACCTCTTAATGCAGCTCCAGGAGCCATCATAGCAACTAAAAATCCTGCACCATCTACACCTTCATCTGTCCAAAATGAAGTAGATGTTATATTATCCCAAATATTACCTTCTTTAACCCATTTAGGTTTATATATAGCAAGACTTTCTTTTGTCTTTTCATCAAGTTTATCTAAATTATTTAACCATGCATTGTTTAAAGATTCAGCAAAAGTTTTATCTGTTGCTAAAGCTTCACCTACAGAATATAAATAAGCAGGTGTTTTTGCAATTTCTATCCCTACTTTAGAAATAAATCTAGGAATAGCATTAGCTATCTTATCAGTTTTGCTTTGTAATTCTCCTCTTATGTTTTGATAATCTCCAGATTTAATTTGTTCTGATGGTAAATAATCAGCATCAAATTGAGATTCTCCAAAATTAGTATTACCAAAAGTAGCACTAACTGCTCCTTGTTCTCCACTTTGTCCAATTACTTTTCCTTCTGGAGCTATATTAATACTTTTAAATAAAGGTGTATTTTCTGGCATTAGAATTTATTATTTATTTAAGTTCTGTTTTATTTTTAGTTTCAGGTTTATATATTGCTCCTGATGAAGTGTTGTAGAATTGCATATCCATATCCACTTTTAAATCAGCTATACTAGGATAAATAGAACCATTATCGTTATTTATATAAACTTGTTTTCCTGGTACTGAAGGATTAGCTAATATTGATACACTTTCACCAGTTGGTAATTGCATTTGATCAACTAATACTGGATTATCTGTATCTAATAATGAATACGCTACTTGATATCTTTCAGGTGCATATTGAGCTAATTGTACCATTGTGTTGTTACCTATAGCTAATCTTACTTCTTTATTATCATTTTCTTTATTTTTAAATTTAAGTTCACCAGTAGTCATATACTCAATTGCTTTTTGTTGAATATTTGAAACTTGATCAAAATAGTTAATTTCTTCTTTCATTTTAGGTCTTAGATTTACAGAACCTTTTATTTCATCAGTTTTTCTATCTTTAACTACACCTTCTAAAATCATTTTTCCATCTTTATCTCTTCTATTTACTATTTCAATTTTATTAACACCGCTATTAAGTAGATCAGATGTTTCATCATTTAATTTATTTAAATCATAAAACTCTCCTTTGTTATTAGATTGAATAGTATAATTAGTTAAACCTCCTTGATTATTAATATTATCAGAGATTCTCATAGCTACTTGAGGCATTAGAGCTACATCAAAAGCTCTAGTTTTAGCAAATTCATTATAATCTTTTACTATCTTTTCATAATCACCATTAGCTGCTTTTAAAGTATTAAAATCTTTACCTAAAGCTGTAGCCATTTTTTTAATAGTGTTATTTAATTTATTTCTTTTGGTATTTTGATCTGTAACTTTTATATTTTTATAAGAATTAGGATCTTGACTTGGAGTCATTCCTTGTCCATAATATTTAGGAGCTCCTTCTACTGTAACATCTTTTAAACTACTCCAATCTATTGTACCATCTTCTTTAATAATTCCATCATTTATTAAACTTTTAGCATCTTCACCTAACATATTAGTTGTAGTTCCTTCAATAGAAGAGCCTCTTAATTTAAATAAATCTTTTTTCTCTTGTAATCCTTTTTGTGAAAATTCAGATTGATTTTTAATATCTTTATTTATTTTATTTTCTTCAAATATTTGTTTATATCCTAAATCCTCTAAATAGTTTACAGCTTTATCATATACTTCTTTTTGAATTTCAGGAGGTAATTCAGATAAATTTCTATGCCCTGTTCCAGGAGCTATTTGATTTATATGTTCATCAATAAACCATCTACCTCCATTAGTACCTAAGAAAGCTTCAGCATTTTTAACAGCAACATTTCTAACTTTTGTTCTATCAATAAATTTTCTAGTACCATCAGCTAATTCATAAACAGCATCATTATCATTTTTTCTAATATTAGAAAAAGCAGTTTGATCTTTTGCAATATCAGCTACTAACTCTTGTCCTGGTTTTTTATAATCTTCAAAACCAAACATGTTACCACTAAAATCTTGTTTTTTTAATTTACCACCAGATTTTCTTTCTTGTTCATAAGCTAACCAAGGATCATAACCCTCACCACCTATAGGTCTATAATTCTCTTTAAGATTTTGTCTGGCTTCTTTTATTTTCTTTTCAGTATTATAGTTATTTTCAAGTATAGATCTAGTTTCATCTGTATTAAAATCAGATGCTATTTTCCTAAACTTAGGAATTAAATCCCTATTACCTGAAGTAAAATATTCATCTGCTAATTTATCAAAATTAGAAGTATAGTTTTTTATTAAACTATCTCTATCTTGAAGATCAGTACTAGCAGCATTTACTTTAAATAAAGCCTTTTGATCTTCTATATCTTGAAGATCTTTATTAAATTGATTATCTTTTTCCTTACCTAAATTATATATAAGTTGCTCATTATATGGTGTATATAATGAAACATATTGTTGAGGAGTTACTCTTGTAAAACGGTTAGCCATTTTTTATTATTTCTTTAAACGTTTACGACTATATCTACCTGTCTTCTTATCAAAGTCAAAATTCTGTAAAGAATTAGAAATCAAATCTACATTATAGTTATTCATATCTGTAGCTGTAGCATCTTTATATTGACCAGCAGCATTCATACCTAATTGACCTAATGTTTGATAATAGTTAGTTAAAGCTTGTCCTTTATTGTTAGCTTCATCTTGCATACCTTGTATTTTATATGCTTGATTTTGAGCAGCATTTTGATTTAGAATACCAGCATTTTGATTTTCAAAATCTAGTCTAGTTTTACTAATATTTCTATCTCTATTAGATGCATTAGCCATTAATGAAGATAATGCTTGACCTCCATGACCTCCAGTTAAATTAGGAACTCTACTAGCTACATTATTAGAACTATTTCTGATGTCTTTAATAGCTTCAGTAGGATCTACTGTTTTAGCATTAATTCTACCATAATCTACTTTATCATAACTTTTACCCTGATCATATAAGTAAGCTAAATTACCTAAGTTTTGAACTAAAGCGTTACCTGCTTCAAATCCAGCTCTTTTCCAATTAAAAGGAGTTCTTTCTTTAGCTGGAGTAAAACTATTTGATTCATTCAATCCATTAATTAAGTTACCACTATTAGGTATAACTGCATTATTATGTGCTTGTGTAGCTAAAGAATTATCTTCAGGAATAAATTGATTTGAACCATCTGATGTACCTGGGGTAAATTCAAATCCTTTTTTCATAGGATTAAGTCCATTATTATAATAGTTAGCCATTTCATCAGTTAATGATCCATTAGCTAAATTTAAACCTCCATTATAAAACATAGGTATTTGACCACCATATTTCTTTTGGAAACCATTAAAAGCTTTAATTGCTTTTTGTTGTTTTAAAGACTCTTGCTCTTGAAATAACTGATCTAATTTTTGTTCATTTTTATTAAACATCATTTGAGCAGTTTTCTTTTTTAAAGGATCAGCATCTTTATCATTTAAAGTCTTTTCCCATTTGTGGTTTTTAAACTGTTCTGCTAATTTAGCAAAAGTTTTACCATTAGATGCTTTTAAATTATCAGAGAATATTTTAGCACCTTGTGGTAAATTTAAATTAATACCACCTTGATTATGACTAGGAGCATCTACTTGATTAGTAGTTCCATCAGGATTTTTAATAACTTCTTGTTTTTCAAGTTGAGCATTAGGATTCATAGATTGTTGATTAATCATACCTCCATTAGGATACATTATTGGAGCATTAAGATTAATTAATTTATCTTTAGACCAGTTGTTTATCATTCCACCATTCTTCATAACATATTGTTTTCTAAACTGCTCATTAACTAAATTACCTTGTTGAGGATTTAATTGTGGATTTTGTTGTTTAGGTTGATCAAATGATCCAGCTGTAGATTGTACAGCTCCTAAAGCAGCTCCTCCTATACCTGGAGCTAAAATATTAGCACCTATTTGACCTCCTATTGCAGAAAATTTATTAGTGTATTTACTAATATCTTTAGCTGTTTTTCCAATACCTGAATCTGTATACCAATTATTATTATCAGCTACATTAGATAACCCTATCATAGATAAAGCATTATCACCAAACAATGCTCCAGCATTTTGAAGCGTATCTAAAAATCCACCTTCAGCATATTTAGGTAAAAGTTTTTTATAACTTTTCTTATTATTCTTTTTCATTGTATAACAAAATTAAGGTATTATTTAGTAAATAGCAAATAATTAATATAATATTTTCTATTATATTTAGTACTTAGCAGCTAGATAACCAACTAATACATCATGTAAAATAAAGCGTTTATTATTATTATTTGTAAAATATAGTTCAGTATATAAGTATTTATCTCTTAATCTAGGATTGTAACCAGGTGACATATAAGCTGCTTGTACCTGATCTCTAGGAATATTGGCAAACCAAGATCTAAACTTTCTAGTTATCTCATTATTAGATAGTATGATTAAATTAGAATCTTGATAATCATTAGAGCATTTTAATTTATTAATTGTTTCTTGAATAGGGAAAGCTCCTTTAGAAGTATCTGTATTATTAATTAATACTTCTGTTTGTAATTCTAGAGTATTAAATACTTTAGTAAATTTAGGATTCTCATTAGTTAAGAATTTAATATAACTATCAGCATATACACCATAGAACTTACCATATTCTCCTTTATTGTGAATATAAACTGATTGTAAATTACTAGGATTTTGACTAAGAATTATGTTTTTATCACTAATATATAAATTAGGAGTATGTGTGTAAAAACTAGTATAAGCATTTATTAATTCTGAATATACTAAAGTTTTCTTATTATTAGTAGTTAAAAATGTGAATATAGCTTCATTATTAACATAATCATAAATTGTACATATACCTTTATTTAGAATAGGATTATCATTGTTAATAATAGATCCTTTAATAAATGTTTCAAAGAATGAATGCATAGCATTATTATCAGATAATAATTGCAATCCATTAGAGTCATATTTTATCTGTTTATTTGATAATACATCATACCAATAATAAGCTTTATCAGTTGGTAAAATAGACCATTGATGTTTAGAACCTATTTTAGTACTTATATAATTATGTTTTTCTAGAACATCACCAGAACCAAGTTGGGTTTCAATTCCAGCTTGATCTACTTGTAAAACTCTTCTATTTACAGGAATAGTCCCAAAAGCTGAATCTTGCCAAAAATAGAATTGACTACCTAATGTAGATATATTGTTTATAGGACCATAAATAGATTCTACATCTCTATATTGATTAACTGGAAATGTTAACCAACTATCAGATAATTCTCCTTGAGTTTTAACATTAGAAGCGTATACTCTAGAATCATAGGTATTATTATCTATAAAAGGTATAGGTTTAGGAAAGTATTTCTTAACTGAATGTTCATTATTAAATACAGGATAAAATCTAAAATCTTCAGTATTATTTAAACCTACTTGTGAACCAGTTACTACACCTCTATTTAAAAAATCAGTACCTTCTCTAAGAGGAATATTAATATAAGTTTCTGTAGGAATAGAAAAACCTACACCTGTTTTATCAGCATCATTTAAATTTCTAAAATCTTTAACAAAATCAAATACATTTACCCAAACATCTCCACCAAATACTACACCAGTTTTAGATATTGTTGTAGAATCAACTGTTTCATAATTATTACAGTATATATATTCATTTCTAGATCTTTCACTTAAAGTATTACCTCCATATTGTTTAGATAGAGTCCTTTTAATTCTACCTGAATATATAGTACTAGTAGAAACTAAACTATCCTGACCAACACCTGCTGCAATATATGAATTTACTCCATTTCTAGCTACTTTTTCAAAAGCATTACGCTCTAGATTCAATACTAAATTTCTACCAGAAAAAGATTCATCAGAGAAAGATTTATTAGTAATTACATTAGGTCCAACTATTGAACCTGTGGAACCTTCTAAATAAGCATTTAAATAACTTTTATCTTGTATTGAAAATGTTCTAGTAATAGCTGATAGACTAGTAGGTGTTATAGGAGATACAGGATTACCTACTCTTTGATTTTTAAATATGATAGTACCAGGTTGAGCTGTTACAGTAGAATCATACATAGAATCATTTTGAGCATTTGAAAGAGTTCCTGTAATTTCTAGAAAATCTCCAACATTTATGGTTGGAGTTACAAAAGTAGTTTCAGGAGAAACTAATACTCCATATTGAGAACTCCAATCTACACCATCTGCAATATCAGTAGTATTTAAACCATTAAAAATACCAGGAGCTGAAAGAGCTCCATAAGAAGTAGATTGTGTACCATCTGGATATTCTTTACAAGTAAAAAAAGCTCCTTGACTAAATACAGTTTTATTATCAGCATCTCTTTTTACTCTAACTATAGAATAACCTGATATTTTATCTCTAATTTGATCTAGGTTATTTACTGTGAATTCTATACCAAGTGGATTAGCATACCAATCTAAAGTTGTTAAGGTTGGTATATTAGACATTAATGGAAATTGTAAAGTTCTATCAGTATCATTAGCTTGATTTAAATCAGGCATATAAAAGTCTGGGAACTTAATATCTGCTATCCAATTTGTAAATCCTGGATTACCAAATTTATCATAGAACACTATACCAAATCTATATGTTTCTCCTCTTTGATAAGATTTTAAAACACCTGAACCAGCAGGTGAAGCTGAATTTGGAAAGTAGTTTATATTCCTATAAGTTTTACCATTTAAAGTACCAAATATATAATTAGGATCTTTTACTGGATCCCAGATAGCAGGTGGATGAGATGTGCTAGATCCATCTATTAATTTATAATCTACTCTATATGTATATGTAGAATTAGGAAGTGATGGACTAGCTGCTCCAATAAATTTATAACTTATGTTAGGACCTGAACCACCTAATGTTTGACCATCTGATTGGTATAAATAATTATTCCAACTAGTAGGTTCTTGATCAGGATTTATATCATCTAATAAATTAGGACCTGTAGAACCATCCCAATATGTACTTTGAGTAGGTCTACCTACTGAACCTGTTTTGGGATTTATACTGGTATATCTAAATGCTCTACAATCAAAATTTAAATCTAAAGTTTTTTGTTTAACATTACCTATAAGTAACATGTTATCTTTAGATGTCATTGTTTTACAAACATCTGGACTAAAATTATTAACTAGATAATCATCTAATGTTAATTCTGTTTCTAATGTAGTTCCACTATAAAGTATATCTACTGGTCCAGATGGAGGTATAGGCTCGTTTTGAAAGATAAAAATATCATCAGGACTATCTGTAATATTAGTGGAACTGGTCCATCTAACCATTACTACTTCTAATCTATCAAAATTTCTATTAGGATTATCTATTCTAAGTTGAATACTTTTAGGTATTCCTGTAGCAGGAAACATAAAATTATTAGTAAAGATATTAGCTGTAGACTCATTCATTGAAGTAATGGTAATGAGTTGGCTAGGAGGACTAAAAACTGTAGATGATCCTCCAGTATCAGTATATCTATATATAAAATAATATAAACCTGGTTTAATATTACCACCAGTATTTAATATACCAGTTAAATAAGGTATATCAAATGTGGTTATTGGTTTAGATGATAATTCCTCTGGGACTTTAAAAAATCCTTCTGCTTCTGCTACATTAAAATATCTAATGTTATTATAATTATCACACCAGTATATTTTTTGCAAAAATTCATTTTCATAATTACCTATAATATTTCCAGGACTAGCTATTGGATATTCAGTAGATAAATCTAGGATATTATTATATAATAATTCAAAAGATAATACAGCTGTTGTTGGAGTGTCAAGTAAACTTTTATCATAAGTTAATTTCCATATTTGTCCAACTGTATTTGTAGGAGTTAAACTATTATTATTAGAAGATGTAGTTATTAATATAATATCATTTCTAATACTAGTGTATCCTATAGGAATTAAATTAGTTTGTTGACCTACTATATTAGTAATAGTAGTATTAGGAATTGTAATAGTTAAAACTAAATGTGATGTGGAATATAATTTAACACTTGTACCGTCAGTAAATGCTGATAAATTTAAACTAGAAAATCCTAATGTAGTTTCTAAGAAGGGTTTAAAATTAGTATATATGTTATTAGGTGTGCCTAAATAATTAAATGTAGCAGATATACCATTAATGGTTACTAAATAACTTGATGCTATTGTAGGAGAATTGAATATAATGTTTACAAAGTTACCTGTATTAGGTATAGTTAACATTAATTCATTACCTTTAATGTTCATAATAGAACCAGTAGAACTACCTACATCTGTGGTTATTCTAACATTTAAAGCATCTTCATAAGAATCTTGAGTTACTTTTTCTTTAGAGATGTCCTTCTTTAATCCTTTAGTAAAAGTGTTTCTTGTAATAGCCATTTTTAATATTTACGTCCCATTATTAATCTTTCTTGTGAGCCTAAATCTTTAAAGAAAGTTGAATGATTATTTATTTTAGGTATCAATCTTAACATCTGATTCTTCCAGCTCTCCATAGAGTCTATAGAAGGTGTATGTCCAGCTGTTGTAGCTGCTCCACAATACCACATCCATTCTCTTTCAGAGTAGTCAAATACTGCTTTTTCAAGTAGATTTTTTCTCCATAAAATATAATCTACTTTCATTCTTACATAAGATTGAACAGCTTGTTTAAATTTTATATTATCTGGAATTAAAGGATAACCATTTTTATCTATTGGAAATGCTTTATATGCAATTAATACTTTATAATCATTTTTAAATGACGTAAATATGTAACCTTCACTTAATCTATAAGTAGGTTCACTTGGACAATTAGTTCCTGTATTATTAACTAAATGTTTACTTAAACTAACATTACCATCATTAATAAAATTAAAGGTAGGATTACCATCAGCATCTTCTCCAATAGGAGTAGCTGAATCTATTAATGTTGAATAAGTATTAGTTGTACTGTTTTGTTGAGCTATTGTTGTATTACAAGTAAAAACTGGATGAAATGTATTAGTTGTTTCTCTCATTGGAAATTGAACACAACCATTAGTTAAACCTGAACATTGAACCATTTGTTCAAAATCACAAGGTAAATCGCCTCTATAATCATTTATTTCTATAGCAGCTATCTTATTTACTAAACTTTTAGGTACAGCTATTAAGTCTAAGGCTTCTGCACACCATTCAATAGAATCTTGCCATTGTACATTCTCAGCAGACTGCGTGTCACGCATTACATTCCTTACAATTTCTAGACTTGATATATATTTACCGTTTAGCATTTTCTATTTTATTCAAAATAATTAATATTCAATTCAGGGTTTTTTATACATTGAGCTAAAAACCTTTTAACTTTTCTAGCTGGTACAAAACCATAGTAATATTTATTCTTTATTCTACTTTTTTTCTTACTCCAAAAGAAAGTATATTTGAAATTGTTAGAATGATCATTACTATAAAATACTCTGATTTTTTTATTCTTAGCTTCTTCATCCCTACTCCAAAGTTTTAAAGTTTCTCCCCAATTAACTCCTAGTGATTTAAAATTAGGTTTATTTGTTTTCTTATCTATTCTAGGAATTACTTTTCTTTTTTTAACTCTAAGAGTTCCTTGTTTAAATGGAATATTAAATTCAAAAGCATCTTTAATGATTAAATTAAGTATTTCAATATTACACTCTTTTAGTATCTTATTATGTTTAAATTCACTAATATTATAACTTCCTATAGTCATATCTCCTTTTATACCTTCAATAGGTTTAATAGAATTTATATAACTTTCATATAAATGTTTAGTCTTTTTATCTGCGTTATTCTTACCTTTTGTTCTTTTACTTAATATCATTCAGTTTGTGGTGAAAAATCAGATTTCTGATTATTACTATAATCTATAGGTTGTTTTGATTCAGGTCCTATAAAAGTTTTAATAACTAAATCTTTTATAGAATTTATCATCCAATCCTTAACTGGAAAATTAGAATTATCTGAAAAGCAAACTTGACCAGAACATTGATTAAATGTTGAAGCTTTTTCAGGATCTTCTAATACTCCCTGTATATTTATTTTCTTTAATGTTTTCTTTAAAATATTATCTTCATGAATAGCTAAGTAAATATAATCATTATTATTCATTAAAAATACTTTAATTTCATTCTTAGTAAACTTATTTAAGAATTCAAAAGGAACTCTTTCATATTGAATAAGTTGCCAAGGTTTAGATATTTTATCTACTGGTCCTATTCTAGTAATTAAAGGTTTTTGATTTAATTCTATAAAACCAGGTATTTTAATAGATGTTCTTAAAAATACACATCCTATATCTGTAGAACAACACTCAGATCTATCTACTTTAACTAAATCAATACACCCTAAATCTTGAATAATTTCATTATCTACAGATCTAGATTTATTTAATTCTTGTCTAATTAATTGAGCTCTTGTATTTTTTACATGAAACTTAATTAACTCTAAAGTAATAGGTTCTGTTATAGATGCTTTAGGTCTAACAGTTTCTAATATGGAAAAACTTATTTCTTTTAGTGTGCTCATTTTAATCTATAAAGATAATCATTATAATATGCTAATACAAATATAATATATAATTTTTTATATTATTTAATATATAATAAGGTTCCTAATATAACAGAAATTACTAATAAACCATTTCTTTGCCATTTTAATAGTTTATTTTGTTTAAGTGCCTTTTCCTCTCTTATTTTTAATTGGTCTATAAACTCATTATTAAGTTCAATTACTTCTTTTTTAATTTGAAGTTGACTTTCATAACTACTAGTTATTTGCTTCTGTTTATTAACAGCTAATAATAACATTCTATTAAGTTTAAATAAACTATCATTTAGTTCTTTTTGAAAGTCTAATTTAATAAAAGTACTATTTACTTTCTTAACTTGAGATATAGAAATGATACAAACTGTATCTTTATTCCAAACTATCTTTTGAGGATAATCTTGTTGACAAATAGCTAATAGAGGAATCTGCATTAAGATTATAAATATTATTAATTTCTTTAACATATTTTATTTTTATTTTGTTTTTACTATTTTTTAAACTATCTATTTGAACAAACAATGAATCTAGTTGTTTATTTAAAACTTGTCTATTTAGTGTTTCTAAACTATCTTTTATTTGTAATTCTATAATTCTAGATTGATCTAATGTTACTTTTTTAGAAAAAAAGGTGATATAAGTTATAAAACTAGAGTATATAATTAATACTATAATTAGTATATATAAAAGATTATTGTTCTTCATTATTAGAATTTAATTTTAACTTAGGTATATTACCAAGTGATTTAAATATGGATTGTGTTTGCCATCCAGCTAATAAAGCAGTTACATAGTTTATAGGTAATAACTCTTTTAAACTAGTATCTGTAGCTACTATAAGTATAACTGGTATAGATATAGCAGATGTTATATTAGTTATTAGATTATTCTTTAAAAAATCACTGTAAGTAAAACTTTTTAACTTTTGATGTTCAGCAAGTTTAGTTAAACTATGTATTAACATACCTGCATAAGCAAGTAAAAAGTGAATTAATTCTAGTTCATGAGGTAGTTTTAACATCTTATTTTTTATTTTTCTTTGATTCTATAATAAAATCAATTATTAATAATATTACTATATACACTATTACAACTTTGAATATCATTTAGTGTATTCTATTTCATAATTTTCTTGTTTAATTAATTTATATATTTTAGGGTATAAACTTTTATAGTAGGTTCTAGATTGTAATACTCCCTTTTGAGTACCTACAAATCCTTGTCTAGCTCCTACAATTAAACAACCTTCTGTATCATCATCTGTATTACCCCAATGTAAAAGAATATATTCAAATCCTGGTACATTTTTAATCCAAATTAAATCATGGTTTCTAAAATCCTTTATATTAGGATATTTACTTTTATCTTTAGCTTCTATTAAGATATTATTTATATCTGAATATAAAAAGCTAGTACTAAATTTAGGTGATTGTCTTAATCCTAGTGGATATATTCCATAAGGAATAGCTGATTCACCTTTTACTTTTTCTAATCTTATTTCATCTTCTACTGTATAACCATCCTTTACACCGTTAATATAAAGTTCCCCTAGAGTCCAATCTGGATTAAACTCATTTCTTTTTACTTTTAGTAGTATCATTTTTTATATGTCTTTTATACCATCCATGTATAGTAACTATACCTGCTAAAGCCCCTATTCCCCAAACTATTATTTGACAAAAATCCATAATTAATGGAGGTAAATGTTCATTAAAACTTAACTTTAATGCTATGCTGCCTATCATACTAGATAACCATACCAAAGCTCCTAATAAAGGATGTTCTTCAAAATAAGTTGTCATTTTATTTCTTCTTTTGTTTTATCTTTAAATAAATTATCTAGTTTTTCTTTAAAATATAAAGTTTCTTTTGCTATTTCTAAACCTTTAAAAATAGTAGCTAAATGTAATATGTTTACTAACATCTGAGCTTCTTCAAATGTTAAATCTAATTGTTTAGTGTTGTTCATCTTCTTCAATAGATTCTATTGTATGGTTGGATTTTGTATTTAATAAACTATTTAATAGTTTACCTAATAAAGTTAAATTGTTATTTTTATAATTTTTACCTAATACACTACTTATAGTTTCATCAGGCAGTCCAAATTTATGTCCTTCTTTTTTTATAAAAATAAAGTTAAATAAGCTTTTACACCAAACTCCTCCAGTCTGATCTATTGAAACAGCTAAAATATGCAAATATTCCAAAAAATACTTTAGATTAAAAAGAAGTTCAAATAAAAAACCTAATGGTGCTATAGCTATAAATAGCACAATGGCTATTATAAATAATAATATTTCCTTCATTTTCTATTAGTATTGACCACTATTATACTCTTTAACAACTGAACTAAAATTAGCTAATTCAACCCAATCTCCATTTGTTGTATTAAATGTTTTATTAGCTGCTCCTTTTATTTTTAAACTTGCTCCATGAACTAATGTTAAATTATTAGTTAAAGGATATATTCTAATTTTAGTACCTTCTGTTATATTAGTTACAGAAGTAATAGAAGCTGTTCCTCCAGTTATTGTTAAATTACATATACCATAGAAGTTTCCTGAATCTACTGTTAAAGTAGTATCAGTACTAGCTATAGTTAAATCTTTAACAAAAGTACTATCCTCCCATCTTACAAATCTCTTACCTGTTGCATTTTCAGTAGCAAATGTTTTAGAAATAGATTGATTTCTACCGTCTATTAAACATCCAGCTATTGCAGATGTACCAGTCATTGTTATATTACAGTTTCTATAAACAGAAGTACTTCCATTAGAAGTATCTTGTAAATTTAAAGTAGCAAAATTTTCTAAATTACCATTATTTAAAGTAGTAGCACCACTCATTGTTAAATTAGCATTATTTATAGTAGTAGCTCTAGCAGCAGCTGTACCACTCATAATTACGGTAGATCTTCCTATTATAATACAATAATCTAACCAACCACTTTCGTTTATTGTTACAGCACTATCTTGAATATACATTTGTTGATTTGCTCTAATAGCATTCCATCCAATGTATCCAAAACTATGAATATAATTTCCAATAACTGTATTTCTACCCCATTGAAATTTATTAATAGAATTTCCAGGCCAAGCTTCTTTATCTATAACTACATTACCTCTTTTATCTCTTCTAGATGTTATTTTATCATTTTCAAAATCATATATAATTTCATCATATTCTATTACATAAGAATCATGAGGTCTAGAAACTAAAGCCCAATTAGTTGTATCAGATGAAGGATCGAATGCTCCATTAGATCCAGTGGTATTTCTATAATGTTCATTATTCCAAGTTACATAATTACCAGCTGATGGTGTTAAAGAAGCAGTCCATACTCCTAACATAGTAACTTTAGTACTCTGCCAATCTACATTATACGCTTTAAATGTTCCTGTTGTTGAAAATGTAGAATCATCAAAACCAGTTAAGAAAATATTTTTATCTAGTATAAAATAGATACCTCCTTTATATACACCTTTAGCTGTTTTAAGTTTTACAGCATCAGCATAAGTAAGTTCTATAATTGAATTACTAACAGTAAGTGTACCATTTATATGTATAGAACTGCTTGTATTAGTAGTAGTTTCTACCATACAAGACTCTTCTATTGTAGAAGGTTTTTTACCTCTTTTTAATATTGCCCCTACTGGGGTTTTCATTTTTAAATGGCTCATTCTAATTTATTTAATCGTTATATCTACCTCTTGAATCAGCAATTAATACATAGTTTATAAGCATTTCTTCCATAAGTACTGGTATTTTAGATAACATTTTCATAAAATCATATTGACCCATTAATCCATCTGGATAATTACCATTCTCATCAGGATCTACAATTGCTCCTGTTTTAGGATCAACCATAGTTGAATTATCTGCTACTAATTTAACTACAAATTCATTTACTTCTTTACTAGTAAATAATTTTTCATCTTTTATATTATAACAAACAGTGTCTAATATAATTTTATCATCGCTTATTATCCAATTAAAACTATTAATATCCACTACTCTATTTAATCCAGTAATAGGACTTTTACTAATATTAACTGGCATTTTTAATTTTGAAATTTCCATTATATATATTTATTATGCTAATAATCCTTCATTTCTTAATGCTTTTACTACTTGTCCAATTGTGTAACCATCAAATGTTGCTGTATCATTTGATATTCCAGATGTATTAGCTGTAAATGTTGCTGCTGCAACAGATGTAGTTGGTTGTACTATCGGTGATGCATTCCAGAATCCTATTTTTTGAGTTGTTGCTGTTCCTATTTTACTTCCAGTTGTAGTATTAAATGCCATGTTTAAAGCATCTGTAAATGTGAATGTTGTAGTAGTTAATGTAGCAATTGCTGTCGCACTACCTCCACCAGCGAATGTTAATGTTCCACCTGTCCATAAAACTAATGCATTATTTCCATAAACATAAGAACTTCTTGCAGCTATTGAACCTACTCCTGAATGAGCTGCACTAAATACTCCAAATTGCGCAACATCTCCACCAGCATTTTGCATAATAAAGCGTGATTGAGCTGATGTGGATGAAGTTGTATTTACCATTTGAATAGTCGCAGCTCCAGATAAAGCAATTGATATATTAAACGGGTTTGTACTTGTTGCTGCTGTCCCTATACCTATTCCACTAGTATTAGCTGTAACTGTAGAGTTGCTAGTTAGTTGATTAGCATCGTTGAAATAACCTAATTGATTAGCAGCATTTGTTCCTGTTCTACCTAAAATAGTAGTACTTGCATCTGGTAGAGTAAAAGTTCTTGTTGTTCCAGTTGTTATTCCACTTAATTGGAATTGCGCTTTTTTAGTATTATCACCATCATCTTGAAAAAATGTTGTACTATCTGTTAGTGTTTTATTTGTTAATGTTTGTGTAAAATCTGCTGTTACCATTGTATCAGCACCGCCTAACAAAGGTATTGAAATACTTCTATTTCCAACAATAGCTCCTGCATTAAAACTATAATAAAAAGTTCCTGCTGGATTATAAACTCTTAATCCTGTTGATTTAAAATAACCTTGAGTATCAAAATAAGCAGCAGATGAAAATGTAGTATCATTTTGAAATTCATTTAATCCTGCAAATACATTATCTTGTGTTAAACTAGCTTTATCAGCTAATTGAGTAGAGTTTGTTAAAGTAGCAGGAGTAACAAATTGATCTGTATTGGTTCCTGTATTTACAGTAGCCTGTGTAGCCTGATAAGGAACATCTAAAAACTCCCATGAAACTCCATTAGAATAGTACATTCCAGCACTATAATAAGTGCCTCCTATTGATCCTGGTAACCATGCAGTGCCTTGTTTTGCAGAACACCAATAAAACTGACCAGTAACTGTATTTGCAGCAGGTAGTGCTGAATAATTAGCAACTACAGTAATATCATCAGCTGTAGAATTAATTATAGGATTACTTGGATCTGTGTTATCAATACTAATATTAGTACCACCAACTACAGAAGCTATTCCTCCAGATCCTCCTCCAGATGATTTTTTACTAAATAATTTTGTTCTTAATAATGATTTTCCCATTATTTATATCTTTAAGATTGAGCATAATAAACCACATTTATAGTATGTGCTTTACTAGCTTGTACTCCTATAAGTTTTATATTTTTAATATTATCATAATATGTAACTTCATAACTATCTAAATCTCCTAAAGGCATTCCAAAAGAAGAAGTAGGATTTTGTCCTGTTTCTGTAATTCTTACAGCTTTACCATTCTTAGAACCAGAAGAATCTTCCTCTATTGTCAATAGAACAGAAAAACATTCTCCTGGAACATTTAAAGATACAGCTGAAGAATCAGTAACAGTTATTTGTTCATATTTAATACATCTTTTACCTTTATCTATTCTAGATAGAAGATTTTTTAAATCTAATAATATTTTCTCTAACATTATATATGATTAATTATGTAAGGAATGTGAATATATGCAGCTCCAGCTGTTAATGCTGCTCCTGCAATTGTAATTGTTACATTAGCAGCAGAAGTAAGTTTTACTGGAGTAGTTACTGAACCTGCTTTAATTAAATTAGCAGTTGTATATGGAGCTGACCCATATCCTGTTGCACCATCAAATGCAGTAGTTGAACCTGTATATCCCCAAGCTATAGTAGCAGCACCTCCAGAGGTAAAAGGAGTTTCAACATCTATTATGATTTGATTAGTATATATTATGGCTCCTTGAGGTAATATGACATCTAAAGATTTAGTACTAATTGTTCCTCCGTTTATAGAAAAATCATATTTTGCTGTAACTATACCATGTTTTACTGGAGTAGTATTATTTTCTGGATCAGAAGGTGTAAATATTTTTTCTTCTGTTAAAAAATAACTACTACCATATTTTATATATGTAAATTTAGTAGCTGGAAAAGTTCCAGAATTTAATTCTTTTAATATAGATCCGTTACCTTTTAAAGTCAATGTTTGACCAGAAGCAATAGTAAAAGGATTAAATATATATAACTCAAAATTACTATTATAATTTGAATCAGAAACAACGTTTATCTCTCTTGAAGAAGAGATAGCAGTATCAGTAGTAACCTGTATGTTTTTATCTGTACCTGCTGTAAATGTATTTGCAGCATCTAAGGTGAATGAATCTGAACCACTATCAAAACTCCATCCAGATGTTTTCTTTAAATAATCTACAGTTACCGCATCTTGCGCAGAAGTAGGATTAAGTATATTAGTAATTTTTTGAGAGTTCATACTAAATGAACCTGTAGGTGCTGTTAAATCTGTAACTTTTAAACTTAAAACATATCCTTTAGTTGCAGCATCATCGTTAGAAACTGGAGCTGCTAAGTTTATTATTCTAAAACTACCCATAGATTGATTAGCAGTGAAAGCTACTGAACCATCTTTTTTAATTCTAGTAGTTATTTCTGTTGCTAAATTTACATCAGCTGTTACTCTCGTAGCAGCTTCACTGGCTATAGCAGCTGCATTTACAGCATCTGCTGCTGTTCTAGCTGTTACTTCATCAGATAATAAATTAGTAACAGTTGATTTTTTACTAACTCCACCTTGTTCTATTTCTACTAGATCTGCACCATTTATTGTAGCTGCTGAAGTTGTTATTTGACTTATTGTTTTACCCATGATTAGTTTACGTATAAAATTTATTATTTTTTTAAAGATTTCTTTCATCTCCTTGTGTTGTTATCCTTGTTTCTCCAGTAGTAAGTACTCTTACATCTGCATTAGATTGTGCTTGTTTATAAACATAACCTAAAGGTTTAAAGCTTATATTACAAATTTTACTTATTTGTTCAAATATTTGATTCATTTCTACTTCAGATATACAGTTTAATTCTTCATTGTCTACTATAAATGATTCAAGTATTTCAGCGTATTTTATAAGCAATCTTAAAGTTTGAAATTGTTGTTTAGAACACTGACCAGTTAAAGATAACTGTGTTGCAAGTTTATCAGTTTTTGTTCCAATGCAACAACCTAATCTTTGAAGTCTTACAAGTAAATCTGTGCTAGAAATAACTGTCATTTTTAATTTATTTTTATCCTATTAATACATATCTAATATCAGCAGCACTATAAGCTAAACCTGTTACAGTTATGGTAATATCATTAGTACCATCATCTACAGAAATAGATACTCTGTTATCTGCTATTTTTAACCATTTAGCGCTAACATCATCATAATAATAAGCAAATAATAAAAAGTCTGCATCAGAATTTCCATAAGTATAACTAGTTGGAGGACTAGCAGATCCTGGAGTAGAAGCTGTAAGTAATCCATAAGTAGATAAAAAACTACTTGTTATTGTTTCAGTTACTGTTCCAGCAGAAATAGAACTATATGATTTAGTAAATGCAAGTTTAATTAAACCTGAACCATCAGCGCCTTTAATATTACCGATTAGTACCCAAGCTCCTGATACTTTAGAATATAAATTATAAGTACCAATATCTAAATAAGTATCACTATCAGCTCCTAAAGAGGAAGACGGAACACCATTACCAGTTCTCATATTAGAACCATTAGTACCAGCTGCACCATCATTACCATTTGTTCCTGGATCTCCTTTTGGAAGGATTGAAGAGTTTTCACTACAGTCTACACACATTGTATTTTAAGTATTTAAAAAAGTTAACAATCAGAACAGTTACCTGTTTGATCACAAATATTATTTATAGTAGTCATTATATTAGTAAATGTAGATTCTTGTCCACAATTAGCTGCATATTTTAATCCAGTAAGTAAGGCATCTGCTTTTAAAGCTAAATCTAACTTAGTAGCATTACATTCACATTCAAAGTCGTCTATGTCTGCAAATAAAGATTGTACACAACATTTAGTTTGACAAAAAAAAATTTTTCTTACTACTGTATAATAACTAAAAGCTGTAGCAGTAGTTCTAGCTACAGTGTATTTGAAAGAATAAATTCCATCAGGAAATTTAGAAGTAGTATATCCTAAATCAGAAGGTTCAATTATATATTTTTGATCCTTATTAATTGTTGGATATATAGGAGTATTACTAAACAAGTTAATTGTAGTAACCACATTATTTTCACTAGTTATTTCTAGTATTGCAGATTCAGCATCTGTTGTTGCTTCATTTGGAGTTTCCCAACCACCTGTATTAGTTGCACTATATTCTCCTGTAGTTTCTGTAAACTCAAGAGTAGAACAGTCTGAACTTATACAAATATTAAAATTTAATTCTACTGACATTTTTTAGTTTAGAGTTTAAGTTAAAAATAAAATAAGAAAAATAGTAAGTAGCTTTTTACACTACTTACTATTTTAACTTTTATATTAAACTATTGATAATTGAGTTGGGAATCCTGGAGCACCAGTTCCGTCATATAACCATTTATCAAGTACTTCCATTACAGAAGAAGCAGCACCTGCCATGTTTGTACCACAACCACCAGCAGAACCGTTAGTAGTAGTTACAGCAGCTACAACTACTTCTTTTACAGAAGCTTCAGTCATACCTACTCCACCAAATCCTTGATCATAGAATTTCAAAGAAACTTGAGAGAAACCAGTTCCAGAACCAGCAGCTAAATAAGTAGCAGCGTTTGCACGTTGTACAAATGGAGGTACAGATACACGGTACATATTACCATCTTGTAACAACCATTCTAGTTCTTGAATTTGTTCAGTAGTTCCATTACCTTCAGCTGCACCAGTAGTATAAGTAATATCAGTTACACCAGCATCAGTAAGTTGAATTTTGAAACGGTTTTTGTAGTAACGGAATTTACCAGGACTAAATGTTTTAGCAACACCAGTAATTTTAACACCAAAGTTAGCAGCTAAAGCAGTTGCAGATAAAATAAATTTAGCTGTAGCATTAGCAATAGTTGCAGTAGCACCTTGATAAGGAATGTGAATTGTTGCTGTGTTAGTACCAGTATTAATAGCTGTTACACGATATACAGCAGTTGTAGTAGCAGCAGCTACAGTGATGAAATCACCAACTGCAAGAGCGGCAGTACCAGTTGCATCTGTAATATCTGTGTTAAATACTACTTGATTACTGTTATAAGTAAAGGTAATAGTACCCGCACCTGTAGGAACAGCAGTTCTAGCACCAGCATTAGTTAATTCAAATACAGCATAACGATCTGGGTGTTTTTTGAAGTTAGCTACTAAAGAAGCTTGTAAACCAGAACCAATTTCAAATTGTGTTGCAGAAGCATCAGATTGATATTCAAATTGCTTATACATATCACGATTTCCAAAAGTATTTTGTTCACCTTGCATCAAAATACGTCCAATATATTGGTTATTATTGATCACATCAATTTTTAATGTACTTGTAGTACCATCATATCCAATATAAGAAACTTGTTCTACTGCTGAAGTTGCTACTTTAGCTTTGTAAGCAGTTACTTTTTTACGTTCAATAACATCAGAATAAATTGCAGGTTTTGTAGAACCTTGAGATTGCATAATTCTAATTTTATCATAATTTACTACTGTTGAAGTAGTTAGTACAGTACCATCTAAGGATACTACTACTGTTTCACCATCTACGGCATAATTAGAAGCAGAAGGATCTTTCGCAGTCGCTCCAGAAGTACGGCTTATCTTTTTACCGATCAATAGTTGTTTTGATCCACTTGTTGTTAACATTGTTTTATTTGTTTTTAATTGTTAATTTTTAATTGTTTTTTGTTTATTAAATTACTCTAGATAAAATACCTGCTGTTGCAGATGTTAGATATAGACTAAATAATGCTACTTTATTATTTGTTGCTACAGTTAAAGTTGCACCTCCAGTTATTGCTGGTGTTGCTACTGCAATTGTTGGACCTGCATCTACTGCTACAGTTACTGTATTAGCACCTGCTGAGTTATCTACTATAAATTCTATTCTAGAACCTGCACCTATTGTAATACCAGCTGTTGCAAAACTTGTAATTATATTAGCTACTGAGTCTAATGTAATAGTTACTGCTGCTGCTGATGTAGATGTGAATCCACCTGCTACTAAACCTTGTTTAACAACTGCTAATGTTGCAGCTGCTGTTGTATTAACTGCTACTAAGCTTGGATTAGTTATTAAAGTTTTTGTAGTTGTAGAACTTGATGAGGTAATAGCTGTAGAACTTAAACTAGATACTCCAGATACTTGATCTGTCACTGTAGATACTTGATCTACTAATGCATTAAATTGAAGAGCTCTTACAGGAATAGTGTTCAAGTTATTGTCTGTACCTCTAGCAACATTAATGGAGTTTTTTGTTATTTTTAAGTTTTCTAATGACATTTTGGTAAGTTATTTAAATTGTTAATTTATTCTTTTATTTGTTGTTGTGTTATTTGATAGCTAGGATCTTGTACATATGCTTTTGCTAATTCTACTGTTTCATGTAATAGCTCTCTATGAAAACTATCAGATAATTCAGAAACTGGTTGTGATGTAGCTGATCCTAAATTAATAGGTGTAGGTTTTCTAATATAACCAACTTTATAAGCTGTTACAGTGAATGTACCATCAGTAATAAGTTGATGTTTTCTACCTTCAGATCTTAATCTAAGAACTCTACCATCATTTCCTTTAACAAAAGGTTTCCTAAAAGGATTTTGTAATGACAAACTTAATTTATCATGTCCTACTTCTACTATACTAGCATTTACATACTTTGTAGTATTATTAGGAATTGTACAATCTAGTTGATTAGTTACACAATCTTCATAAATAGTATACCAATAAACATCAGAAAAATCTGTTGGACCTGAAGTAAGTAAAGTATTAGGTAATTCAGCATATACTGCATTATCTATAAATCCAGGAGTAAATGTAGTTATTGTTTTATATCTAACTAATTCACCTATCTCTTGAATTCTTTTTTCAGTTTCTTCAAAACCTTCTCTTAATCTGTTAGAGTTAGGACCGTATTTTTTAGTGATAAGAGATTCTTGCGCTTCAGAAGCCAGATTACTAATCTCCAATGGAGTGTAACCTGGAGCTCCTAAAGAAGCAATTTTATCATACTCAATAAAGAATCTGTTCAAAAACTCTTGTTTTGTCATCTATTTATTTATTAGTTCTTGCTTTAATTGTCATTAAAACATCTGAATTTTTAGGATCTTTTAAGAAATCAATTGTTTCTTGTAAAGTTCCTATTGAATCTCCACCAGGTAAATAATATTTAACACCTTTTCTCTCTAAAGCTTTAGCACTTAGAGCTTTTTCAATATCTAATTTAATATCAAAGTTAGCATCTGTAGCAATTGCTAAGAATCCATCAATATCAGAATCAATAATTGAATCTAATTGAGAAACTAACCAATCTTTATTTGCATCAAAAGGTGCTTTTTTACCATAAATCATTAAGAAATCTTTCATTCTACTTTCGTTACCTTCAAGTTTTCCTAAGAATTTATAAGCATCTTTCTTCTTATCAGATGATTTACGTTTCTCTTGAACTTCTTCTTCTTCGTCTACAAGACACCATTTGTAGCTACCCTTGCTAAACTTTTCAGAAGCAGAGGGAGCTACTAGGTTTTTATTACTTTTTAATACTAAATAATCTAAAAAATCAAAAGGTAAACTTAAATCTAATACCTTGATGTTTCTATCTAGCTTTACTTCATATGCAGCCCAAAAGTTATCCTCACGTTTATAAGGATTTAATTCATCTAAACTTTTAGATATTGCTGAAGCAAGTTGAGCCTTTTCTTTTTCTTCTAGACCTGCTAACAAATCAGGAAATTTACCAGTATTTGGATCTATATTAACTACTAATTTAGCAGTTGTTCCACTATACATGAAATCACCATCATGTCCAGGTTTAAGCCAGTTTCCTGGTCTTCTAATTGGAGTTACTCTTACTTTTTTATTGCTTGGATACATTTGTTTATTTTAAAATTAAGCTAATACTGAAGGAATGATTTGGATACAACGCATTGGATTCTTAATCATTGCTCCACAAACAGATGCACGGTGAATTGTGTAACCATCAGTTGAGTTAGCCATAATGTTATTCTTACCATCTACGCTAAATGGATTACGAAGACCTGGTACATAACCAATGATTTCTTCTTGACCTTTAACATAAACCTTACGAATATTTGGTTCACCATCAGCAGTACCAACATCAAGGATGTCATAACGGTATGATTCAGCTAAACCTCCATTTGGATGGTAAATTTTGTTACGCTCTGGATCATCATACATAGGCTCATGGCTTAAAGTAACTTCAATACCATTAGGACCCATATACTCTAGGAACTGACCACGGAAGCCCATTGTATTGTTTTTACCCATGTAAACACGACTAGTATCAAACAATGGAGTATACAATGATGCATAGTTTTCTAAAGCAGCAGAGAATTGGTACATACCCCACTCACCTGTTCTGATAACAAACTTACGTCTATCTTGAGAGATTTTACCTACAGACAAACCTAACAACTGTTCAGTTAACCATTTAATGTTAAAAGTGTTGTAATAAGCAATGTTAGATGGAGCCATTTGAGAACGGATACCAGCACCTTGACGGATTTCAAAACCTGATTTACCTTTGTTGATATAAGTACCAGCATCAGTTTTGTTTGGAGTAGCAAACATTAAAAGTTTGTTTCTTTCCTCACGGAATTGAGCTTCAAACTCATAATCAGCATACTGCATCCAAGTAGTGTGCAATTTACCATTTTCATCTTGGAATGAAAATTGAACTGGACGGTTAATCATATTTCCTGGTCTAGTATCTTGCATACGAACCATTGAAAATGAATTTCTCATTTTGAAAGGGCTAGTATAATGAACTCCTCCACCTTTTTTAGATAAAGTGTGTTCTACTGGGCTCCATTCTTTAGAGAAACGTTTTCCAGCTGCTAATTCTTCAGCAGGTACAAATAAAGTAGAATCACCAGTTAGTAATTCAACTTCATATTCCCAGTTTGATCCAATTTGAATTGGCTCACCAGTAATACGTAGTGGGTAAACTTCATTTTTTTCACCTACGATTAGATTCACATCTGTAAAATACTGTTCAGGGAACAATAAATAGAAACGTGTATTGTTAATACCTGCTTTATCAGAAGCTGATACAGCTGATCCACCTGATGTTAAAGAAGCAGAAACCAAAGGTACGTTCTTACGACCAGAACCTTGTAGTTGCCATTCAAAATCATCATCTGAATCTAGATAAAGAGGTTTGAATTGATTTAGATAAGTATCCAAATCCATTCCAAAATTTGTGTTATAGATCCTTGTAAGCAAGTTTGAAGCTTTTTGAGGCTCTATATTAAAGAGTGCTCCTAAATGGTTTGAGGTAGTTAAACCTGTCCAGTTAGTTGACTCATACATTTGTAGAGGACTAATTCTCATTTTTTTAGTTGTTTAATTGTTTAATTGTTATTTATTTTTGTTGATTGTTTACTATTTTTTAAATCTATCTAAGAACTTATTAGCTGCTGATAAAATATCATTGCTAGTACTTTCTTCTACAATTGTAGATTTTCCTGTTTTAAAAGGTTGAGAGTTAATTGTGTTTTCTAACTTTTTAGTAGCTACTGTTCCAGCTTTTTTAATTACTGGTGTAAAATCAGTAAATCCTTTAGTTAGAGTAGCTAAATAATTTAATCTTACTTCAAACCCTATGGGATCTTCAGATCTTAGCTTGTGTAAAGCACTCATAGGGGCTCCATTCTCATCGTACCCAACTGGTGTAGTTAGCGATTTATAAATTGAACTTACATCCTTATCTGTGAGTTTGATTCCTGGAACTATCTCTTTATTTTTAAAACTTTCAGTTGTAGTTTTAATACTCTTTAAAGTTTCTTCTTGTTGTTTCTTTTGAAGCTCTTGTTTTTGTTTAACTTCTTCTTTTAGTTGCTTCTCTTTTTTCTTTTCTAAAGTAACTAATTCAGGTAAAGCTTCTTCAACTTCTTTATCTAATTCTCCTAAATCTACTAGTCTATTAATCTCTTTTTCTATTCTAGTATCATTAAAACTTGTAGTTTTTTTAAGATAGTCTTTATAAATTTGTTTTTGTAAAGACTCATCTTCTTTGATTTTCTCAGTATCTAAAGAACTGTATTTAATTTCTGAAGATTTGATTTTGATTAATTCTTCCAAAGGAACACCTTCTTCATAATTATCTATAAGTTCTTTAATTACAGCAGGTAAAGAAGCATCTCTTTCATCAGCTATTTCTTTAGCTTGATTATAAATTGCATCTTTAAGTCCTTCTATAGAACCATCATATTCTTCTATGTTTAGTGTTTGAAAAACTTCATTTTCAACTAAAACTTTAGCAAATTCTTTTAGAGCTGTAGCTTGTGAGTTATCATCTTGATTATTCTCATCTACAATTTCTACTTCTTCTGCTTTATCTTCTTCTTTTGTTTCTTCTGGGATTTCAATGTAATTCTTTTCTTTGTCATCCTTTTTAGGGTTTTCTGTTGAAGATTCTCCATCTTTAACAACCTCTTTATCAGTGTTAGTATCTACTGATATTGTACCATCAGTACTTAGAAATGAATCTAAGCCTGAAAATAAATCATTTGCATCTGTTGTTTCTTGCATTTACCAATTGATTGTTACTACAAAATTAACGATTATATTAAGTATAATGATAATTAAGTATGATTAATTTTATTACTTTTTATAGCTTAATTATTTTAAGAACTTTAATTTATAGATTGTAGATTCAAGTAAACTTACAATTTCATCAATTGTATTCTGTAAATTACTATCTGTATCTTTAAATGTAGAGTGTCTATTAGTTTCTACAAAACTTTTCATTTGTTCTATATAAACTAAAGGATTTACTGTTTCATTAATGGTATCATTGGTGTAACCTTTAATAATTCCATATTTACCTTGGTATTCTTCAGCTAATTTATCTGTTAAATCTATTATTCCATCATAGTACTTATTTAATGCTTTATGTTTTGCATATGAATCTGTATTCAAATGTAATATATGTGTCATAGTTCTACTATGAAACAACTTGCTTATAAACTCTCCAACTGGAGCCTTCATAGTTTTTTGTTTTAAATTTTTACTTGCTTCTAGTAAGCTCATTTTTTAGGTTTTGGTTTTGATTTTGCAATTTCTTTTTTAGCTTTAATTTCTTTTTCTTTAAGTTCAGCTTGTTTTTTAGAAATGCGTTCCTGAGATTTATTCTGAATTTCAGTCTGTTTAATTTTTAATTTTTCTATATTCTCTTTAGATTTTAGTTTTTCTTTTTCTAAGTTTACTTTATCTAAATGTTGAATCTCTTTCATTCTTAATTCTTGAGCTTTAGCTAATCTATCAGAATAAAACCTATTTTCTTCTAGAGATTGTTTAGCTAATTCCATAGGATCAGGAATACCATTATCATTTTGGTCTAAATCCTCCTGTCTAGAATATACATTAATTTGAGCTACTTGTATTTTAGTTTGATTATCTGAATCTATTTTATATTGTTGTAATTGTCTATCGAGTTCTCTTTGATACAACTCTTCATCATGAATTTGTTTTTGTAATTCAAGTTGTTGTTGATGCATTTGTTGTTCTTGTTGCAATTGTTGTTGTTGCTGTTCTAACTTCTTAGCTTCTGCTTCTTCTATCTTTCTTCTTATAGAAGATAAAGATTCAGTAGAATATACATCCATTAATTGAGTTAAGTTAACAGTTCCAGTTTGAATAGCCATTTCAGTAGCTCTCTGCATAGCTTGAATAGTGTTAGTATCCATTGCTGCATCTCCTACTAATATACCATATTCAGCTTCATTTAATTGTTCACCATCAATTGAATAAATACTAGATGTCATATCATCTAAAACATTTTGTATTTTCTTATTACCATTTTTTACACAGTATTTAGCAGATTCAAGTAAGTGTCTTAATACTCTAATTTTAGTATTATCATGCATCTTAAAATAAGATTCTGTAATAGTAGCTGAAGCAGCTCTAGCCTCTTGAGTAGTACCTAACCCATCATCTCCTGATACTTGTCCTTGTCTTTGTCTATTAATACCTGTAATTACAGCAAGTTGTTGATCTAAATATTGTAGCATTTCTAATGTTTGAGAAACTATAGAACGTTGTTCCATATCCATTACATTAGAATGTCCAGTCATATTACCTACTATTTTACCAGTAGCGGCTCCTTTTTTAGCCTCTTTAAAACTATCTTTAACTTTGAAACCTAAAACTGTAGCATAATACATTGCCATATCATGTGTCCATCCATCAGGTATTTCAGCTAAATCTATTTCACCTATTTTACCATAAGATTTAATATGTGCTAATTCTAATCTGTAAGCATAAGCATTATAACTGTATTGATAAGGTTTCATTATATCAAATAAAGATTGAACTTTACTTGAATTAGTATTACACATTGTACCTACATAACCTAAAGAACAATAAGATAAATCATCTGACTTTCTAAATTGTAATTTTCTAGGTTCCATTTTAACATAAATAGAACTTGCTATTTTAGTACCTTCCCAAGCCTCATTTATCCATATCCATTTTAATGTTACTCCCAATGCTTTTTCTTCAGCACTAAGTTTATATTCTTCTGATACAGTTTCTGATACATGTCCTAGATTCTCATCATAGTATTCTAATACTCCTACTTTTCTAAGTGATTTCCATACTGCTCTAAGTACCCTAACATTTCCTTGAGAATCATATGCTCCACCAATAGTAGAAAAAGGAATATTATTAGTATCTAAATAACCACTAGAATTTAACTCTGTATCTAGGAAAGTCATAGGTTTATTTGTATAACCTAGAGCTCCACTTTCATTGTTAGATGTAGGACCTTGTCTTTTCTCTAACATATCAATTTCATCAGGAGTTAAGTAACTATAGTAGTTATCTATAACTTGTCCTGTTGGTATATAACTTTCTTCTAAAACAATATCACAATCTTCTATATAATTAGAGTTAGGACTTGTTAAAAAATAAGTATTAAGTGGATTACATTTTCTTAAAGAAGGATTATTATTTATTTCTTCAATTGCATATATCTCTTCACCTACTAATAGAAAATCTTCCCAACCTTTACTAAAGGTAGTTTTAACATCTAGATATTTAGTGTAGAATTCTAATAATCTAGTAGCAGATATTTCTCTTAAATCTTGATAATCGTATTTAAGATATTTTATTCTTTTTTCTATTTCTTCATCAGGAACTTGTTGTCCATTAAGTTCTTTCTCAACTACAGATCTTAAATAATCTATTACTTTAGTTTTTAGTTGTTGTTCTTTATCTGAAATAGCATCTTCATTTACTACTATAACTTTCCAATCAAATCTTCTTTTGATTTCTTCACCTTTTAAAGCTTGAATATAAGGATTAGTTATTGGATAGTTTTTAGGTTGTGCAGGGAAATCTTGTACTTGAATATTAAATGGATTACAGATACGTTCCATATCTGCTTTGTTTATTACTCCATTATATAAATCATAGTTTACTTTCTTTTGTAAACGTCTATCTCTAAGTCCTTGATTTTGAAAAAAGATTAAAGATTCAGCAGCATCAACACACTGTTTCTTCCACTCTTCATTTTTTTCAGTTGTTGATTTCTTCTGACTAGGAAATTCTTTTATTTGAGCTCCAAATAGCATTATAGTATAGTTTAATTAGTAAAGGTAATAAATAATACAGCCTATTCCTAAGTTAGTATTTAAAATTATTGATTGTTTAATATAGCTTTATTACCATAGAACTTCCTCATAAAGAAATTATCACTAGGATTTATCTTAATTGTAGACTCTTGTTCTACTTCTATCTTCTCCATTTCTTTATCTAGTATTAATAGCATACCTAATGATGATACTCTATCATAGTTACCATCTATATTCCAGTAAATTAGTTCTTGTAATAAAGGTATTGATCTTATTTTGTGTAAGTTAAGTAAGTTTTTATCTTTATCTTCTTCATTTTGTAAAGCAGCTGGTGTTAATAACCATTCAGCTACTAAAGTTCTAGCATATGCGTTAATTTCTTGAGTAGGAGGTGTTCCCTTTCTTCTATTAACTGTAGACTTCTGGTTGATATCTGTTACTATTCTAGGCTGGTCACAGAATAAATGGCTAGAGTTTTTTCTATCAAAGTAGTCTATGATACCTTTGTTATGATTCTCAGGATTACATTTTGCATTATAGTATATTAACATTCTTCTACAAGTTTCATAGAATTCTTCAGATGAAGGTCTACCTGTGAATTCTGCTACAAGTCTTTTAGTAATTCTATTCATAATCCAAATAGAACCTAAAGATGTAGTAGAAGATTCATCATGGTCATAGCTATCTAATCCTGATATATACATTCCATAAGGAATTTTACCATCATTAGTTTCATAAGGATGTTCCCATATTATAACTCCTCCAGGTAAATTCTTATTATCTTTATGTGGAAATTTATAAATAGGTTGTACATTAGAGTCTAACTTCCATTCTACAAATCCATCTTTATTAAGTATAAATTTACCTACATAATCAGCATTTTTATATCTAGAAGGATTCATTTCTACCTCAGCCAGTTGTGCTTGTAAATCTGATACTGGAAATTTAGAACCAGTAATTCTCATCATAGCTTCTCTAGGAGTAATTGGAATCTCAGCCTTCCTTCTAGTTAAAGCATGTGGGTCATTACCTTGTGCCACTATTTTTCTATCTTCATCTATGAATTTTTTAGCTTTTTCTATATTAGAATTACCAAATTCATCATAAGCTCCATCATAATTTAAATAGGCTGGATAGAAAAATCCACATTCTGTATTCTCCATTCCTTGGTCCCATATATTAGGAACTGGATGAATTTTATATGCTTTAGGATTATAGAATAATTCTTCCATAGCTTCTGATGCTGAACCTTCAGAACCACCAGTACCTATAGCAAGTATTAAACCAAATGTATTTTTACCTTGTTCCATAGAAGGTCTAAGAATATTCCAACCCCTCTTACCTCTAGGGAAGTTACCAAACTCTTCAAGTATAATAAGTTTACCACGTTTACCTCTAAGTTTATCTATATTATCTCCTACAGTTACACCTATTATTTCAGATTTATAACCAGTTTCAGATTCTACTCCTGTATTATTTGTAGCTTTTATTGAAGCTCTTCTATGTAGTGATTCATTATTTACTTGTCTTCTTTTTCCCCAAGGAGTATTTTGATCTATAAAGTCCATTATATCCCAAGCTTTAGTTATTATACCATCATCAGTTAAATAACCTTCTGATGCAGCAAAACAATAACTCTTAGATTCTTTAAGGTGATGATAATTTCTTACACACATAGAACCTGCTTTAAGAGATTTACCTTTACCACGAGATCCTAATAAGATAGCATGTTCACCTTTATTTTCACATTCTTCTATATAATTAAAAAAATGATAATCACCATCCCAGAACTGTGGAAAATCTTTTACACGTTCAGCTTGATTTTGACCTGATTCATTTTCTTTGATTATACTTGTTTGTAGAATAGGTGAGTAATTAAGATAGTTATAGAAATATCCTGATATAAAATCTCTACCAGTATTATAACCTTCTATACATCTTCTTTTTTCCTCTGTCCAAAAACTATACCATGCTTTAGAACCTACTGGATGTTTAGTATAGCATCCAAAGGTTTTAAAGTGTTGAGCAGCTGCTGTAAATTCTAATATATCTGCGTTAAACATAATTATTCATTTTCAAGTAAACCACCAGTTCCACCACCTCTAGCTCTAGTTCCTAGTTGTTGTTCTTTAGCTACTTTATCTCTAAGTTTATCTAGAGTATTTATAATACCCTCACAATTCTTTAGAGCATCAGTTACTTCTTTAATTTTATATATAGGTCTACCTGAATCATCTAGTTGAGTATAATCCACTCCCCTAAAGTATTTTCTAGTAGCATCTACTGCCATCATAGCATCTTCTAGGAATCCTATAGAAGGTGTCTTCTGTAAATCTTTATATTTTTCTATTGCTGTTTTAATATCAGCATCTGGTTTCCACTTTATATCTCCTATAAAGTCAAGTAATAATCTTTCTTCTCTAACTTCTGGGTCATATGCTAAATATAAACTCTTATAATCTGTAGAGAAATAAATGTAACTAAGCTCTTTAAAAGCTTTTGATTTATCTTTAGATTTATCTTTGTCCCATATTTTCTTAAACTCAGGGACAAGAAGTATCTCTGTAGTTATCTGTGGTTGATTATTTATTACTTCAAATAGTTTCATTTAACCCAAACTGTATTTTTATACTTATTAAAGTAATTCTTTTTAAACTCTTGATGTTTTTGAATAAACTCTTCTTTTAACATTGAAGTTTTATTATTTATTGTAATTATGTTAGGCATTTCTTCATAAGTATTATATTTTTTAAATACCTCTAATGCAAATTCTGTAAATTGATACATTATGTTTTATTTAATCTTTATTATTTTATATCCTTTAGATCTTAATTTTGTTATTTGTTTATCTAAAACAGTAACATAGATCTTTTTATTTTCTATAATAAAATCAATCCATTTATTATATGGAATACTAGATGGTTTTAAATTAATGTTTAAAACTATATCTACATCCTTATCTACCATAAATTTTTAGGACATTGAGAATCAGATCTAGTCTTCCATGATAATTTACAACCACATCCTCCTTTATCCTTAGAACAATATGTTTTCTCATCGTTTATTACTTCACAAGTCAAGCATACAGCATATCTACTTTCAGCTCTAGCTTCTATTACAGAGTCTGGATTACCAAACTCTGCTTTAGTAGCGTTAATAAAACCTTGTGCTATGTGTTTAAGATTCATTTTTGATTTCTGTTAAAAAGTTCTCTAATTCTTTAATTGGTTCTACTTTATTTTTTAAATCGTATTTAATTGATTGTATTTTATATTTTTTATCTATAAGTTGCTGATAAATAAAATCATATATTTTATTCTTCATTTCTTTTACAGGTATTCCTGTTTTTTCTGATTCTTTAGAAATGATAAAATCTATTGTTTTAAAATCTATTGTAATATTAAAATAGGGTCTTACTTTTTCTAAAGTAGAATCATATTCTTCAAAAGGTACTATGAAATTCTCTTGTTTAGAAGTATCTAAAACTATAGCAGATTCTAATAGTAACTTTTGTTCTAGTAGTTGTTTATCTTTTTTATATTTTAAGAATTCTTTTATTAATTTTACCATCTAAAATCTGTTTTAGGTTTTGTTATATCTTTCTTTTTTGATTTTATATTAAAAAGTCTTTTAATAAATTTTAATAGTTTAAACATAATTAGATAGCAAATGGTGATTTAGTTACTTCTTCTTTAGGTGTATAATTCATTACTTTACCATCAATTCTAAATTCAGGTATTAAGAAATAATCTTCATCATTAACTGTCATTGATTTTAAAGCATGTGGTTCTATGATTACATAATCTCCTTCTTTAACAAATTCTAAATCTTTACCTGCATGAATTACAAGTTGAGGTTCATTCATTATAGCTTCTGCATTCTCAGGAATATAAATACCTGATTCAGTTTTCTTTTTAGGTTTAATTAAAATATATTTTGGTCTAATTTCTAAGTTGTTTATCATTTATTTTAAGTTTATTTTATTATTCAAATTCTTTTAAATCTTTATTTAATTTCCAAGCTTTAAGTTTATCATATAAGTTATCTCTATCTTTTTCTTCTAAACAAGATATGTAAATTATATTACTACTATTACAATATATTTCTATAGCTGGACAATAGAATGTTTCTCCTGTGACTAGTTGTTCATTTTCTATTACTTTAGAGAATCCAGTAATAGAATCTTTAAACTGAACTCCTTCATGGTCTACTACTATAGTTACTTTATCTTCTGTTTCATCTGAATCTTTTAAGATTGGATCTTCTTCATCATCTTCTGATAGAGGTTTAGGTATTCTTTGTTTAAAGTCTACTTTATATTCTATTCTATCTTCATAGAAAGATACAGATGTTGGCTTTCCAGACTTACCATCACCTTCTCTATGAAAAGGTTTAACTTTGATTATGTGTAAGGGATTTTCTTTTTTCATCTCTCTTTTGTTTTACTTTTTCTATTTTAGTTTTAGAAGCTATATACTTACCCCAATTAGGTAGCATTATTGTTTCAAATAGTCCTGAACTAATCCAATCTCTTAGGCATCTAAACTGATTGTTTACTATTTCCTCTGCTACATGTGGAGGAACATTATTAGCTTCAGCTACTTCTTTAATTATTCTCAGTACTTGTTTTTGACTTATCATTGTAGTGAATTGTAAATTTTACTTCATAAGTATCACTATCTAAATTAGCATCATGTTTAAAACTTTTAGTATATGAATAATTACTATTATTATCAGTAAAACGTTTTAAGTTACTTGACATCTTTTCAAGTTCTTGAACAGCTGAATCTAGATTAGAAAATCTAGCTATATAAAAAGTAGGAATTGTACTATCTTCATTTAGGAAACCATCAAGTAATTCTTTAGTTACAGTAGAATCTGTATTAGAATCATTGAACATATTATTAGTAGCTATTTCTTTTTTAAGTTTTTTAAACTCTTCCAAATCTTCTTTAGAAATCATTGTTAAGTTAATTTTAAATTAAATGTTAAAACTATCTCATCATTTATGAGTGGTGCAGATATAAGTAACTCTTTCTTTGATATTATACCTTTCTTTCTTAGAGAAGTAATAATGTTATTATAACTATGTTTAGAAAGATTACCAAGTGATTGTCTTATTCTTTCTTTAGTGTTCTTGTGGAATAAGATTTTATCTCTCTGTTTCTTTTCTATATGTTTATATAGATAATTAATATATAATAATTTAGATAATACTTCTAATTCTAAATTAGTCATCTTCTTAGTTCTTAGGACTGTATTTAGAATAGCTAAGTATTGTTTAAATATTTTATCTTTATTTGTAGATATATTAATTTCCATTTATATTAGATATGATAATCGAAGTCATCAGCTTCTTCTGTAAAATCTATTTCAACATTTGAAGATAATATCCATGCTCCTTTGTTACCAATCTTAGGGTCATGAATGAACTCTATAGGTTTATCATTTATCCATATAATATATGGTACTGAAGTATCAAGACTATTCTTGTCTGCTTCATTTAGCTTTTCATAAGCTTTGTTTAAGTCAATGTCTGTTATTCTATCCATACTGTAAAGATAGTAAATTAAATACTGTTTTGCAAGTAATTTACTATTTATTTTTAAATTATTTTGATCTTTTTTTGTTTAAATATATTGATTATTTTATTTACTAAGTATTCTTGTAGATAAGAGTAAGCTTCTTCTGAGGAGTTAGTTCTCCTCATTCCTATGTAACTTAGGAGATTATGTACTACATGATCTACTTCATGTGCTATTATTCCATAAGTTATTTCCTTAGTATTTGTAAAGATTATTACTGCTCCAAATAGTTTATCTGAAAAATCCATTACTGCTATAGCTTCAGATTTAAAATCATTTGCGGTTAACTCTGGATCTAAGTCTTTCTTAATTAGTTTAGAATTAGCTTTCTTAATTGAATCTGAAAAACATATATGTAATACTTTATCATATATTGGTATTTCTACTTTACTATAGAAGTTTTTCATTTTATTATTTTATCTATCCTGCTTGCAGGTTAGGGTTAAAAGAAAACTTGGTAAAAGAAAACCAGATAATTAAGCCAAGTTTCAACTCTTAATTATGGGATAGACAGACTTCTATCAAGCTTAGATATATATTTAAAGAGTAGTGTTACCTGATCCAACTTACCTTCCGACTTTAATAGGGGGTAGAAGTTTACTTTAAATACCTTAATATATCTACTACAAATATAGATAGTATTTTAGTTAAATGCAAATATTTTTAGGGTTATTTTTAGGAAATTAGGTTAAGTAGTTGAAAATCAGGGAGAATAATTTTATTGTTTGGAAAAAATTTTTTATATAATATTAAAATTTTGGATATGTGTTTAGGGGAGTACCTCAAAATTAATTTTTTATATAAAATAAAATGTTTTATATGTATTTATGTTGGTACCTCCACCAACAAGACACCCCCATCAGTTTTAGCAGGGAAACATACCCCTATTCAAATTTATAAACTAACTCTAAACCTAAAACCTATGAAAACTTTAGCCCAATTTAAACAAGAACTTAACATTACATCTATTGACTTATTGAAAGGTAAGGGTAGAATGTATGCACAGGTGAGAGATAAACAACTTGTTGTATCTTCCAAATGTGATTTATCATTACCATTATTTGTTACAGAATTATCAGAGGCTGTTGACAAAGACAAACCACTTAGTCCTGAGAATAGCAGAGTTATACCTAATGTGTACTTGCTAATCAATGCAGAGAATCTAACTGTTGCTGGTAGTATTTAATTATAGTGAGAGAGTGAGCCTTCGGGCTCATTCTTTTAATATATAAATTAAAAAATAAATTAACTTATGATTAAATCAACAGCTTATCCAGAAATTAATATAACTTACCAAATATAATTGGTTATCAGTGCCTACGTGGAGTAGGATTATTAAGATTTATTTTAAGTAAGATTATTAGTAACTCAATTACTATATAATTGATAAAGATTATAAATCTAAGAAACTGATACTAATAAACAACTAATTAAACCTGAGAAATTTAATTGGTTGATGAATATAGATATTAATAATAAGTCTATAGTTATATTAAAAAAATAGAAATTGTCCTGATAAATGCTAGAATATAATACCAGGATCTAGTCAATTTCTTCATTATCAAGTAATTAAGATGATAGTATTACTATTATCGGTGATAGTATTACTATCTTGATTGATAGCTAAACTATCAATCCACTATTCCAACATTTCTAAAATTACTCAATTCAACACTTTAATCTAAATATATAGCTTTAAAACCTTAAACCTATGTTAATCTACAGTACAAGAATTAGAATCAACTATCAAAACAAGAGAAGACGTTTAATACCTACTGAGCAGAAAATTAAAATATTAAAATCATTACTTTATACTAATAAATCAGATTATAAATGGCAATCAATCTGTAATGATGTAAAAACATTAAGAGTATAAACTATTTAATTAACTTATGAATTCAAAAACAACTAAATTCTTAAACATAATCTCAAATTATATTAAGAAAAATCCAAAAATTAAATGTATACAAATATTAAATAATCTTAAAATTAAAACCTAAACACTATGATAAAAGACTTAACCTTATTACAACATCTCTATGTATCAATTGCAGCATTAATATTTTCATTTGCAATAATATACTCAATTAGAGATTTAGCTTTCCAATTTGATAACAATCAACAGAAGAAAGAATTTACAATAATTGCAACAACATTATTAACTATGGTATTAATCATATTCATGGAAGTAATGATATTAATTAATTAACAACTTAAAAACCAACTAATTATGAGCCCAGAACAAATCACAATCATATCTAATGGTCAAATGATTACCATTTGGATATAAACTAACTGGGCATTTATTCAATTAAACTTGTTTAAATGCCCTTTTTAAACTAAAACCTAAACCTATGACACCTAAAGAAAGAATTTTAGCTATTATTATATTCACAGTAATATTAATAGCTGGTTATTGTAGTAATTAAACCTTAAAACCTATAAAACTATGGAAATCTTAGACCTTACCTATTGTCCACTTTGTAGTTCACAATTAAAAGTTGAACATATAAACAAATATGGATATGCAGTTAAATGCAATAAATGTCATTATAAGTATAATGATGTATTTAAACCTTTAAAACAAGAAACTTATGAAACAATTAATGAAAAACCTGTTAGGAATTTTAATTATGTTCTTAGCCTTAACTAGTTGTACTAAACAAGAATTAGTTCAACAAACATCGACAATTAAATATGTATTTCCACAATCTAATATAGACCCAACTCTATTAGCTAAAAAATGGAGATATTTAAAATACAGTCTTGGTCCAGGAGTATTTGACATTAATAAAGATACTAGTATGTATGTAACATTTGATTTATCTGGAAATTTCACTTATTTACAAGGCGGTTCTACAATTAAGACAAATACCTATACTGTATCAAATGATACTATAAAGTATAAACCATGTCCATATACACCAGGTTTTCCTTGTAATAAAGGTGGTTTATATGATGTAGATACTGAAGTAATACTAAGATTAACAATAGATTCACTTATAACAGGTGTTTATCCTACACCTACATCATATGTGAAAGTGTATTATACAAGTAAATATTAAAAATATTGTCTGGCCAGACATACAGGGAAAACTCTAAGCCTGTTTAAAGAAATGAGAGTAATAAACACAATAAACAATTAAACATTTAAACGTTATGAAAACTCTAAAATTAATCTCAGTTACAGAAATCAAATCTGAAAAAGAAAGAAAAGATGGAAAAGTAAGTCGTGAATACTTTACAGCTGAATTTGTAGACAGCTCAAATCCATTTGCAATTAAAACAGTTAAACGTAATTTCTTCCAATTGCATAATGCAGATGGTTCAGAAGCAACATGGGGTGCTTTGAATTACTCAGCTATTAAATCAATGGTTGGTAAAACGTTTGCTGGTGAAGTAGTTAATGAGCCTGTAGCTGCATACCAAATTGATGGTCGTGAAGTTACTAGCTATACTACTGTATTGCTACCAGGTGAGAACAAAGCAACAATCTTCAAACAACTTGGTCATCCTTTAGCTCAAGCTGAAGCAGTTCAAGTTGCTAATGAAGATATGGCTATTAACTAGTCATAAAAGTATACAAATTCCCGTTTGTATAGATAGCCTATAAGCATTGCTGTAAAGCAGGTGTAGCATCAAATGCACTTATAGGCTCTTATTTAATTTAACCTTAAAAAATAAAACTATGATAACATTATTAACATTATTATTTATAATAACTGTAATAGGTTGGTATAAAGCTTTCAAGCTTAAAAATAAATGGAATATTCTTCAATTATCTTTTCATTGGTATTTAATATTATGTATTGGTACAGTTACATTTTGTTTAATTACTGTTGATTTAATTATTCATTATTTACCTTAAACTTAAAATATTATGAAAAACATACATTTAATACCAACCGACAAACCCAGCAGATTATATTTAGGTCAAAATAATAATTTTGTACTTGGTATAATACAAAATGCAACTCAAAGTAAAAATGAAGACTTTACTAATCAGCACATATACATTACTAATAATGAAACCATAAAAGAAGGTGATTGGTATTATAGTCTTGAAATAGGCTTTAGTGGAGGTGTTGGTAAATGTAATTCAAATATTGGTTTAAAAAGTTGGGAAAAAATCATCTTAACAACAGACCAAGATTTAATAAATGATGGTATACAAGGTATTGATAATACATTTGCAAAATGGTTTGTTAAAAATCCTGATTGTGAGTATGTTGAAATCAATAAAACTATACAGGCTTTTGACAGACAACATAGGAAATTAGATTTTGCTATTGAAAAAAATGATTTTACTAAAAATATATACAAAATCATTATTCCAAAAGATGAACCTAATTATAATATGAAACAGGAAATAGAATGGATTTCAAATAATCCACAATGTAAACAAATAGAATCTTGTTCTCGTTCTTTAACTAAAAAATGTATTTGTCCAAAAGATGAATTAAAAACTTCAGAAGAATGGCAAAAACAATATCCAAATCCTAAAGTTTTAGACCCAGATGGTTGGGATAGAAAAAATTATCAATACCATTGGTTTGAAGAAAAAATAACATTAAAAGAATATAATAAAAGATTATATAGGAGTACTATAAAAAATGTTATTCCAAAAGATGAACTTAAACAACAAACACTTGAAGAAAGAGAGCCTTACTGGGATTTAGTTGATAAAAAAGCTCAACAAAATAATACTATTGATTTAGATGCTTATGCTAAAGGAGTAATTGATGGTGTTAAGTGGCAAACTGATAGAATGTTTAGTGAAGATGAGGTTTTACAAATATTAAAGGATTGGTCTATGTATAAAGTAGAAATGGAGCTTGATAAATTAGCTGATGAACTACCAAATATTTTACCTTATGAAGAATGGTTTAACCAATTTAAAAAGAAATAGCTATGGAAAAATTAAAACATTCAACACTTACAGAACAAGACTGTTTAGATATTGGTTTTGAAAAATTACCACATTTTACTATTGTAAACTCATTAATTTACAAACTTGGCAGAAATAGGCACCTAAGTATTGGAAACTTAGGCACTCCAAATGAAATGCTTTTTATTTGTGAAACTAAGGAGGATAACGACAAAGAAATTACTGATTTGGTATGTCTACACAATTATGACTATGATGGTTATCTTTCAAAATCACAATTAGAAATGTTAATCAAATCAATTGTTAAAACTAATTAATATTAATAACTATGGAAAACAATATACCAACAGCAGAAGAAATATTAGATATTTTAATACCAATTAAAAATAACGTATCTGATGAAGAAAATGAAGCAAGTCTTCTTCAAAATAAAGAAACTTTAATTGGTTGGTGTAAACTACATTGTCAAGCACAAGCACGAGTTATAGCTGAAACTATTGGAAATGAATATGATTTTGATGGCGAATTTAAATCAAAAGTAAATCCAAAAGGAATTGTAAACAGAAAAGTAAAAGATTCAATTCTTAACGCATACCCACTTGATAATATTAAATAACTATTAAAATAATACCATACAGAATAAGACATAACCTGTATGTATCGTTAAACATTAGTCGTTTGAATTGTCAAAACATACAGTTTGAGTTGAAATTACTCACATTAAAAATGAAGTTTTACAATTCATAAAAATGCTATCAGAGATGGTAGATGTGTTGTTCCCTTGAGAAAGGAATTGGAGAAAAGCATCACTGGTGTATACCAACAGATGTTCAACACAAATGAGTTCTCGGCAAGTAAATGATTAGTATATCGGCTCTCAGAGTTTACTAATTAAGATAAATGTCTGCCAGAGAGATTCAGGTATTTATATTACGTGACCCTACTCTAGGCTCAAAGTATCTGTGGTAAATTGCAGGTATTCCCTGAGCTTAGAGAGGGTGCTAAATTTAAATTATTAAAAAAGAAATTAACAATATTACATTTTCATAGGTGTAATAGGTCCTCTTATCTAGTCTAACTTGTTTAGATTGGGTAAGAGGTTATTATTTGATTATCAAAATATATTAGAAATTAATTAAAACATTACCATTCAGCCTAACGCTATTGGTGTACGGTATTAACGTGCTATATAGTTCCTACTTCCTAATAGCCTACAATTGACAATGTTCAAGAATTAAAGGTTTTTAACGTGCAGAGAAGACTGCCGTTGTAAGCGTAGATAAGCTGAATGGTATAATATACTATACTGCCTGAATATAAACAGTAATTTATTACCAAACTCTATTGAGTGGCATAAGTTATAGCTTTGCTAAGAAAGCGTTGTTTATAGTAAGGGTAATTGTTGAAACTAGATATGACAGCTTAACAAAACAAATCTTCGGATTAGGTTTTGCAGAATTTACAGATAGGACAGAAGGTTTGAATCCTTTGGAAGGAAAAAATGAAGCCTGTAAAATTATTTCACGCTTAGAAAGTGAACAGTATAGTTATTTTATTTAAAATATTAAACAACTAATGGTTAACTACTAAAAAGTAAGTGCAAGTGTTTAAAGCCCTTAAAAATTGCTTACATCACAGTTCTAAGATGTGATTAGTTTAGAGTTAAAATATCATGAGCCTAACTTAAAGCCTGTGCAAAGAAGGGAGCGGTTAATCACCTTGATATTCTCTTAGAAGGACATTAGTTGTTTATAAATTATTTACTCCTGTGGGTATTTAGCCAGCGCAGGCACAATAGAGCTTATGGCTTAGAAGTAATTGTAATAACCAGCACTAAAGTGAAGTAATACTGGCAGACATAGTCCTGTAGCTTAACTGAATAAAGCATCAATCTTCTAAGTTGACGACTATTGGTTTGAATCCAATCAGGACTACAATAGAATAAGATAATTGGTAGTCGTTGAAAATGGGAGCCTAGAAATAGTAGTACCAATCGCTTGTCAAAGTATGGGTTCGAGTCCCATTTCTATTACAAATTAATTATTAACTAAAAACTTTTAACTTATGGAAATAAAAGAAACATGTTATAAAGGTACTAGAATTCTATTAGGAAATCAAAAAAGAGATTTAATTAATAAAATGATAATTATTCTTAAATCTGAAGGTTTTCAAGAAATTTCTATTCCTATTATACAATATCAAGAAATATTTAAAAATAAAGTTGGAGAAGAGAATAATAACTTAATGTTTAATTTTAAAGATAGAGGAGATAGAGATTTATGTTTAGCTCCAGAATATACAGCAATTGTTCAACAATTAGCTAAAACTACTTTTAAACAACAAAAAGATGTTAAATTATTCTATATTCAAGAATGTTTTAGAGGTGAAAAACCTCAAGCTGGAAGATATAGACAATTTACTCAACTTGGTGTTGAACTTTTAAATCCTAGTAAAAATCATTATGGTTGGAGTAGTTGGTTAGCTTATATTGAATCACTAGCTGCAAAATTAACTGGGCTACCTATAACTTCTAATGTAACTAGAGGTTTAGATTATTATAAAGAAGGTAAGGGATTTGAAATAACTTGTGAAGAATTAGGTTCTTCTAAACAAGTATGTGGTGGAGGAGAATATGATGGTGGAATTGGTTTTGCAATTGGTATTGATAGATTATTAAACATTATAAAAACTTAAAACTTATGTTAAAACCTGAAGAATTAATAAAAGATAAATGGTATGAATTAATATCTTATGATAGATGGATATTTAAATTTTTAGAATTTAAAGCTGGTTTAATTTATAATATTAAAGCTTGTACACCAATAGATGGATATACTACTGATAATACCTCTATACCAGGTACTTTTAGTACTTATAAAGATTTAAAAGAAGTATCTAAAGAAGAAGTATTAAAGTATTTTCCTCATGAGAAGTTTGATGATGATCAATTAGAGTTAATTGAAGATGAAATTTATACTTGTAATTTTGATGGTTCTGATATTATATTTAAACATCATGAGCATATACAAATTAAACATATAAATATAGCTACTTCTGATTATTCTAATTATGGATGGCAATTTTATACTACTAGTAAAACTAAAGATTTAAAACAAGCTTCATTTTCAGATAGACAATGGTTAAAAGCTTGTATTGAAGCTAATAAATTCATATCTAAAGAAGAAGCTTTAAAAACTAATAATGAACCTAAATCATTAGTTGGTAGATATATTGAAGCTTTAAAAGATAATATATGTTATAATGAAATAGGGGATTTATTTGGATTAAAAAGAGA